TCGAATCGACAAGCTTTCCACTACTGTCCAACACAGGAACATTACCGGGAGACGTTCCCGTATTCGCGGTGGATGCAGTGCCGAGGCCAAGGTCCGTGCGCTTCTGCGCCTTCTGATCACCCGTGAGCGTCTGCGGAATCGTGAAGTTGAAGTAGAAATCGTCCGGATTATCCAGCGATTCGGGAGACGCCTCGTTGCCGCGCCAGAGATCGTTTTCAATCTCCGCCTCGAAGATGCGCGACGAGATCGGCCCGACCTCGCCGTCCATGATCGTCAGCTCGCCCTTGAGGATGATCGAATCAAGGTTCCCGCACAGGGCGTCGAGCACCGTTCCGACCGTCGCGAACGGGGCGAAGTAAACGCCATCCTCCGAATCCCAGGAGTTCGCCAGCGCGAGCGATGCCGCACCTGTCCCCGCGTTCGCTTTGACCACGTAGGCCACCGGCGTGATTCCGGACGGAGCCGCCACCCCGTTCCGCTGAAAGCGGATCCGGAGCTCTTCGCTGTCGCCGCGCTTGTGGCTGATGCGCGTGAGCGGCATCGTGCTGCCAGCGCTGACGACGAACTGACGGATGACGGTGTCGTAGAAAAGATCCATGGCCGGGTGATTGGCCTTGACCTTGTCACGCCGGATCGCCGCCGGAAACGGGCGCAACCTCGGGCGTTTCCGGGTCGCTCTGAACCTGCCGACCGAGCCCCATGGACGCGAGGAACTGCGCGAACGGCTGCTGCATTTCCTGCGGCAACAGCGCCGCAACGCTCTGCGGATCGACCACCGCCTCGCGAATGATCCGGTCCGCATCGTTGAAGCCGAGCGACTGGATCGCCTGGATGTAGAGACGCCGCTGGGCGATCTTCTCCGGTTCCAGCAAGCCGGCGTAGGCGGTCGCCAGTTCGATCGCTGCTTTCGCGCTTTCCAGCTTCGAGAAGTTCTGCGCGCGGGTCAGCGTGAGCGAGACATTCGCTCGCAGCCCGCGCACGTCGTTCGCCTTGATCGAGATCAGTTCGGAATCCTTGCCCTCGCCCCAGGTGAACGTCTCGTCCTGATCTTGGTTCGCGTAGTTCAGGTGCACCGCGAATTCCACCGCCGGCCGAAGGTCGGACGTCATGGTGTCGATGACCTCTTTCACCAAGGTCGCGCCCCGGCTCATCATCTGTTGCACCCCGGTCGCCGTGTTGGCGTTGGGCACGCCCTTCAGCTCGCCCTGAGACGCCGACGTGATGCCGCTGCGCATCTGCGCCATCTGCAACATCTGGTTCATCAGGCTGTCGCTGCGATTGCTGTTGTCGGGCACCACGGCGAACGACAGGAAGTCGGCCATCTTTTTGTCCGATTTCAGCTCGAAAAGCTTCGTCGGCGAGTTGCTGATCTGATCACCTTCCGCCTCGTCTTTCAGCGCGTCCCGGTTGAACCCTTTGAAGACTTCGCCGGAAACCCGGTTGCGCAGGCAGATCTTGTTGAACTCCTCGTCAACGCCGTTGTTCGCGTCTTCGAACTTCTCGTAATACCCGCGGCCGATGATGCGGCGCGGCACCTTGTGACCGCGGATCGGGAAGACAGGCAGGATGCCGCCGGGCGTGACATTCCGCAGGTAGTCGCAGCGGAACATCACGTAAAGGGTGGGGGAGAAGATCACATGCACCCGGCTCGGGCGGCCGGTGTTGCGCGGGTCGCAGCGCAGGAAGCCCTCCACGAGGTAGATTTCCGGGTTGCTTTCGGAGTCGAGCTTCGACCTGTCCGACGTCGACTTTTCGTCCCGGTGTTCGCGCGGCTCGTTGTTAAACTCGGAGCCGGCGAGCGCCAGCAGCTGCCGCTTTTGCGCGTCGTCTAGCCCGTAAGCGTCGCAAAGGTCGTGCACGCCCATTTTGAAGCGCACCATGAAGTCGGTGTAGCGCAGATCGAGCTCCGGCGCCGTGGGCTCGAAGGCCACGTTTTTCCAATCGAGGCACGCACCTTCGATGTTGTCGTAAACCATCGTCGTGTTCTCGATCAACATCTCCTTCCAACCGACGGAGGCGGGATCGGCATCTTCGGCGAGTTCCTCCACCGTGGTGATGTATTCGCCGCCTTCTCCAAGGATCGGATCTTCCGTTTCAACGTCGATCGCCACGTCGGCCAGCGCTTCGGACACGTCGGTTTCTCGGCACCAGCGCAGCTTCACGAACGCCGTGCCGAGATCGCACGCCAGCCGCAGGGCATCGTGCAGCGTCACCTCCAGGTTCGATTGGTCGAACTTCCACTGAGAATGCTTCGTCAGGTCCTGCGCCAGGTTCACGTCGTTCGCACCCTGGGGGGTCGCCACGAACCACGGCTTCACCCCGAAGATGTCGTCCTTCGCCTGAGCGTGCGCGAAATCGGCGAAACCACTGACCAGTCCGAGCGTCCGGTTCTGATGCTCGAAGACCGACCTGGGCGCATCCGAGTCCCGCTTGTCCGGCCCGTTCGCCCGGTCGGAATAGTCGTCTTCCGCCATCCGCTCGTATTTCGCCATCTTCAGCCGCCACGAGCCCAGCACCCCGTGCAGCGCGCCCCATCGGTCGGTCGCGTATTGCAGCAACCACGCCTGCTGCAGCTCATTCAACCCCTTGCTCAAAGGCGTGGAATCCTTGCCGTAGATCGTCGCCTCCCGGTTCGCCCTCGAAAGGTCGTCAAGTTGTCGCTGGCTGTCGGTCGGCCGATTATCGGGCACGTGGATCATGGCGCGCAGGATCGCACCCGCCCGCCCGCATCGTAACGGGCGCAACAGCAGCCTCTTGCGGAGGTGTTACGCTTGAGTTAGAACGCGTCATGCCTCTCGAACCGATCGAAAAGATGCCCCCGCCGAGCGTGAGGGGGGAATGCAAACGCCTTTTGATCGCCGCCGCCCAGCGCCACAACGTGCCGCCGGCCTACGTGGTCGCCCACATCCGCACCTCCGGTGCCGTCGCCGCCAGGAAGGAACTCTGGAAGGAAATGTTGGCCCTCGGCATGAACCGCGCCCAGATCGCCTTCGCTTTCGGCCGTGACCTGCGGCGCGTGCGCGCCAGCATCATCGGCACGGCTCGCCGGCATCTCGATTACTCGTGCGTCGACCTCTTCGGTGCCCCGCTGGAAAAGCTCGGCGGCAAGACCCGGTCGACCCGCCGCATGCCTGCCGCCGAAGCCGCCAAGATCCACCGCTTGATTGCCGCTCAACATCCGGCCGCCGCGGCGTGGCTGAACCGTCATGGGCTCGACCGGTGCAGCGTCGACCGGGCGGCCAAGTGGTTCCGCTCGTATTGCTCACGGGCGGCCAGCTGCGGGGGATGAGCGGCGAACGCCATTCGCCAGCTTCTGCACCTCGGCGAATCGCATGGAGAGATCCGTCGCGCGGCATCAGTGAAAAATCACCCCCGTCTTGGCCGGAGAGGTAGAGAGCGACGTTTTCCGCGCCCATCCCATACACCCCGACTTTCACGGAATAGGTCTCTGGAGTCAGCTTCTTTGCCATGATTCAGAGCCACCGCAGGGCGGCGAAGTTGATGATGAGGTGGAGCGTGTTGTCGGCAGCGATGAGCAGCCAGACGCCAAGCAGGCCGGATTCCGTCGGGTAGCCTGTCGCGGTCCAATACTTCGGCAGAACGTGTTCGCGAATGTGCCCGTTGTGATTCTGCCAGAAATCTGGATCGAAAAAGACGTTCTTGGCGAACACGACAAACCGAGCGAGCCGGTAGCGGTCGATCAGGAAGTGCGTGGCCGAGATCACCGAGAAAGCGAGCCACGACGGCTGCAACAGCAGGAACGGCAGCGAGTAGACGATCGCGTGCGCAGCCGCTGGAAAAGAACGCTTCGTCTTGTTCTGCGCCATCCAGTCGCTTTGGGTGACGTAGTCGCCGAGAAGGTGGAGGATGAGCTGGATCATGCTTCGATGATTTCTTCGATCGTCCCGAGCCATTGGTTATCGGCCCAGAATGCTTGTTTTCGGTCTTTGGTCGGTTCGTAAATCGCCATTCCGAGCGGGTTTCCGACTTCGTGGCCACCGCGGGCGATCGACATGCGGATCACCGCAGCGCCTAAATCGTCGATGCGCTCGCCGTCATAAGGACCATTCACCAGTAGGATCGTCATGGCAGTTTCGGCCGCTTCTGAAACGGCAGGTAGCGCACTGGTGTGCGGAGGTTCGCGGTCACCAGCGCAGTCACCCACGCGCCCGAGAAGTAGAGCGCGCTCAAGAGGGGAAGGACGTTGCGGATCATGGGCCGAAAAGGAGAAGCCCGCCAGTGAACATCTCGGAGAGGTCTGGCGGGCGAGTTGGTTCAGAGCTTCAGCCCGTCAGCCGTCGGCTCGATCTTCGGTGATGCCGGATCGTAGCTTTGCGGATAGGGATTCGGTTCGTTCAAATCCTTCAAATCCATGCCAAGCCACATGATGGCCTCCTGAATTTTGGTGACGGCCAAGCTGCGTTCACGACTTCCTCGGCACGGCGCCGGACCGGTCGGAATAGACGACAGCTTGAGACGCTGAAGCACCTCATCGAGGTCTTTACGGAACTGCTTGGTTTCTCCGACCGCTGTATTATGGCTCACAGGAGCCATCGCGTGAACGACGGATCGGAAGATGTAGTCCTTCGCCTTTTGGCTCGTGGGGAGTTCCTCATACGGCACAAAGCACGGATGCTCCTTGGTTTCCGGGTTTTTGACCGGTCCGTAACTCCAACCTTCCGCTTCCTTCTGGCGAAGCCAGCTTTCATGCGAGTTCTCCGGAGTGGCGCGAGGATCGGCGAGATGGAATTTCACGCCGTTGATGGCGCTGTCGCGTTGCCAGTCCGGCGCGTCTTCCCATGCGGGCTGCGAATGGTCGCCAATGGCTTGGCAGTAGGCGCGGTTGGCTTCGTGGCACGTCTTTGCGATCGCTTCGATATTCATGTGGAACAGAGTTGGTGGACGCGACCGGCTTTTACGCGGATACCGGCCGGGCGATACATCTGACCAGCCTGCCAGGCCGCCGCTTTACCCGTTTCGTCCGTTGGTTGGAGCCGTCTCTCCGGCTGTCACGGTGTCTGGTGTTTTTGAAGCCCATCCCTGTCACCGTTTGAACTCAGGCTTTGACGGGCACCACCATGCACGGCCGTAACGCGCGGCGTAACGGGCGCATCTTGGCACAAAAAAAGGGCCGCCCTCGCGGACGGCCCTTCACTTCCCTGTGCGATGCCGGGGAAAAATCGGCATCACCATGTCGGGTTACTCTTCCCCGGACGGCTCCGCAATGGTTTTCCGCATGCGCAGACCCGCCCGGACCATCTTCTGAGCCTGCTTCACCGTCTCGCGGATGGCGTCGGCCTTCTCCGGGTCCAGCTTCCGCCAGTCCCAGTCGTCGCCGAGCATCTCGCGCGCCATGCGGCCGGCCTCGCGGTTCGCCGCCATCTGTTCGGCCGGAGTGAGCGCGAGCGTCGTTTTCTTCCCGTCGACCGTCGCTTGCAGCTTGTCGCTGATCGGTTCGATCGAGATGCGTTCCTTCGGATCGGCCGTGTTGAGGTTCCAGTTGAAGATCCACCGGTCGATCGGATCGATCTTCGGCGCGCTGGCGAAGTTCGTGGGATCGAGCACCCGGAAGACGCTGTCGGTCGCGCGGAACCCGCCTACCTCGTCTCCGCGACGCGACGGCACCTCGTTCCCCCACACGTCGATCTTCACCGGTGCGGCCTGCGGCACGACCGAGTATCCGACGCGCTTCGCCACCGACGAGAAGAACCCGTCTTCCGCCCGTGGGTTGGTATCCCGCACCACGCGATCCGTCTCACGCAGCGGCTGGCGGATGATGTTCGGCACGAATCCCGTCACGACGTTCGCCGTCAGGCGCTCGGCGAACCGGTCCGGATCTTCCAGCGCGTTGATCAGGTCGGACACGCCCTGCAGGAACGTCTTGTCCTTCATCGCATCCTTCATCCCGGTCGCCCATTGGCTGGCGACCGCCGGCTTCATCAGGCCGCCGTTGCGATGGGCGGAAACCATCAGATCCACCATCGAAGCAAGCGTGGTGGCGAACGGCTCGATGCGCGCATAGCTGATCTGCTTGTCGCCGAAACGGATCGTCTGCGCCGGCATCGTCCGGTTGTTGACGTCGCGCTCGCCGCGGCGGGTCGACTTGTAGGGCACGCTGCCGGTCACCACCGGAAGCCCGTCCTCGTCATCATCGCTTGGCGCCACCAACCCTTGCAGGGCGAAGAACGCGGCAACGGCGATCGTCTGGTTGGTCGCATCGCGGACGAACCGAGCGCGGTCATACAGCTCGGAAGCCGCCAGCTTCGCTTCCTCCGGCGACATGTCGCCACGGAACACCCGGCGGCGCAGCGCCCTGGCTCCGTCGATGATCGCCAGCACGCCGCCCAACGGGGACATCTCCAGCGACTGCTTGAGAATGTTCGTCGGCGTGTCGATGAACGGCAGGAAGAACGTCAGCGGACGCCCGATCCACGGCATGTTGCGTCCGCGCTTCGCCAACTCGGCCAGCTGGTCGATCCGGTGGATCGCCTGCGGTCGGCTGCCGTCGAGATCTTCCTGGAAGGTGATCCGTTTCGCCTCATCGACCGCGCGAATCCACGCGGCGCTGCCGGGCTCCATCAGCGCGGCGAAGCGGGATTCGTAGGCGGCCCCGCTCAACTTCTCTTCCACGGCCGCCATGCGGTGGGCCTGCGCCGCCGCCTCCATGCGACCGATCACGCTCTTGATGAACTCGTCCGCCGCCGACATGGCGCGGAAGGACAGCGAGCGCATGACCTTACCGAACTTCCCTGCCAGCGCCGGCGGCACGTATTCGGTGCCGACACCGGTGAAATCGAGCTGCTGGGCCGTCGCCAGTGCCGCGTGTTCGAACACCCGGCTTTCCGTCTGCCAGGAACGCAACGCGTTGCGGGCGGCGAACTGCACGGACCGGCGGAGCTGCCGCGCCATCGGAACGAACTCGGCGAAGGTCGCGGAACGCTCCGAACCCTGACCGACCAGCCCGAGCAGGTCGTTGATCGCGGCTTCCGCGGCGCGGCGCGGAAGCAGGTGATACGCAGCGTTCAGCACGTTCGAGCTGGTGTTGACGATGTGCGTCTGCGGTCCGGTGAGCACCGACGCGCGCCAGAACTCGGTCACGGCGTCCATCTTCGAGCCGCGGGCGATCGCAAAGGCGTCGATCACCTTCTTCATCTGCACCGGGTCGTGGATGTCGAACACGCCGGGGGCGATCTCCGGACCGAAGCGATGCGGGAACAGCTCCTTGTCGATCGGATCCGGGTTCGCCTTGTCCCACGTGCCGGCGGTTTCGCTGGGCTTTTCGCGCATAAGCTCGCCCTGGCCTTGGAACGACCGTCGATCGTCCCACGTGCCGGTAGTTTCGAGCACCGGCTCGCGGAAGAGCTCTTTCTGCGTGCGGGTCTTCTCCCGGACGATCGGTTGCGCCGCCCAATCCTCGAACGACACGCGGGACTGAGGCTGAAGCCCGGCCATTTCGGTCTGCCACAGGTCGCGCCACGGCTTCATCGCTTCGCCCTTGAACGTCTCGAAGCTCTTCTGGCCGACGAGCGGGACGAGATTCTTCATCTCCTCCTGCCAGAACGACGTCCAGGTCGACGGATCGGCGGCCCTGAAGCGCTCGAACGCATCTTTGAGCGCCTGGTGTTGTTCCGGCGTCATGCCAGGTCGCTCGGCCTCCGGCATCTTATCCTTGCGCTTGCGCGGCTTTTCGTAGCGGTGATCGACGAAGTTCGGCTTGGTGTCGTCGATCGCGTCCCAATCGAAGATCCCGAACTCGCGTTCGAGTTGGGACAAGAATGCGTCGGACGGAGAGGCGGCAAGAGCACTCTTAATGAACCGCTCCGCGCTTTCGCGCATGGTCTTCCGGTAGTCCGAGACGAACGTCGTCCAGATCGGCTTGATTTCCTCGACCGACATGCCGGTGAGGAAGGCAGCTTTCGACGCCAGCGCACCGTCGCGGATCGCCTGAATCACCGCCTTCTCGCGCTTCGTGCGCTTCCGGTAGGTCTCTTCGATCGCTGCGGCCACGCGCGGACTCTCGGCTTCCGCCCGCTTCCGGGTGTCCGCCTTCTCCTTGTAGTCCGCCAGCGTGGCGTCCAGGTCGATTCCTTGGGCGAGCAGGTCCGCCTTGATCGAGTCCACGCGACGCATCCAGCCGGCGAGGATCGACTCTTGCCCGGCGGGGTTTTTGCGCATCCGGGCGCGGGTCGCCGCGTCCGGGGTGAACAGGGCTTCCGCGATGAACTGTGCGTGGCGTTCGGCCGGCTTCATCGTCGGATCGCGACGCACGGCCAGCGCACGGGCGGTCTCGGTGCCGATGTCGCGGTAGCCGTGAATCAGCAGCGCGATCTTCACGCGCTCGGCGGCGCTCTGCGTCCGACCTTCCAGCGTTTCCCGGGCAATGATCGACTTGGCGGCCATCACCTCGGTGTCCGTCATCGGCTGGAGCTCACTGGCCTTCGCCAGCAACGCGTCGTAGGTGCCGCCGTAGTCCTTGCGAAGCATCTCTTCCGCTTCGCCGCGGATCTCGTCGAATCCGCGCACGTCCGGGATTCCGGACTCGTTGCGGATTTGGTCGACCGTCGCCACCACCGGATTGGCGGAAAGCGCCAGGTCCGGGCGGCCGTCGGCGAGCTTGTCGCCGCGCATCACCGGCTTGAGGCCGCTTTCCGCCGCCGCACCGGTGGCCGTCGTCATCCGCGACCGCACGGCGTTGAGGATGTTCGTCACCGCCTTTTCGGACAGGTCGAATCGCTTCATCACCTCCTCGGGCGTCGCACCCTCGTTGACCGCGGTGAATACCTGACGGTAAATCGCCGGCATCTTATCGAGCGCGCTCTGCACCGCGTCGGATGTCTCTGGAGCAGGGGAGGCGGCGAGAGCCGTAACCGATGCAGGCTTTGGAGATGCCTCGCCGGCGTCGAACCGCTTCGTCGTGTCGCCATTTTCCAGCCAGTTCTTCAGTCCATCGACCGTGGTTTCAACCACATCTCCCACGCCTTTCCATCCCGGCGAATAGTTGGCGAGATAACCATCGATCGCTTCCCGGCGTGTGGTGAATCCGAGCATCACCTTGTGCTCGTCGAAACGGCGACTGGACGGATCGATCTGATTCACCACCCAAACCTTTTCGCTCCCGACTGTCGGGCCAACGAACGTGTCTACATGATCGCCATCCTTGCCTTCCGTGCCAAGGAAGTAGCCGTAGTGGTGGGCCATCTCATTCGACCAGGCCTTCCCATTTCGATTCACTCCGCTGCGCGTGGAGCCGCGTGGATTCTCGATCGAAATCCGGAGGCCGTGGAGCGTGACTTTGCCTTTCCGATAGTTGCCGGCCTCTTTCTGCCCATCCGTTGGGTCGGTATTCGTCTCGGCGGCAGCAGCTTCGACAGCCTGCTTGGGTGTCAATTCGACCGATCCCTGCTCGGTAGGCGAAGAACCTAGCGGGGCAACGCCTTGCCCTTCTGGCCCTTCATCCAGTCCATCGCGTCGCGCATTTCCTTCTTCAAGGATGCGGTTTCGGACTCGGTCAAGGGGACGGAATTTGACGAGGGAACGGGCCTCGGACTCGGTGAGTCGGTCGAATCCGTAACCGGTCGCGCGGCGGAAGTCGTTTTCGACATCGCCGAGGCGCTCGCGGAGTTGGGTGAGGAGCCCTTCACTGAGGCGGAGCGTCGCACTGTATTGCTTGCCCGTCAACGCTACAGCGCCAACCACCTTGCCGCCATTCCGGGTGATATGATCGGCCAGAGCGGCGAACGTGCCGCCTTGGGTGAGGGTGTCGTCGACGAGTAGATACTCTCGCCCAGCCTCAACCGGACCGTCGAAAGCCGCTTGCGAGAAAATCCGGTCGAGCGCGGATTTCCCGCTGCGATGCGCCTTCACCGATTGATGGACGTCCGCGGTTGCCTCCAGCCCGAGCGTCTCCGCCAGTCGCACGGCGACGGCCGCCGGGATCATGTTGTGGCCGGCTTCCTCCAGCGCCAGCACGGGGACCAAGACCGGCTTGGAATCGCCGATCAAAGCCTTCACCGCCGCTCGCATTTGCGGCGTAACCATCTGCCGGGCGAGCCGCAGGGCCGCCACGCGGTCGCCGGCTTTCGCCGCCGCATACTCCGGATGGCTGGTCGCCGCTCCCAGATCATGAGCAATGACAGCGTCCGGGATGGAGACTGATGCCGAGCGAGCGACTCGACCCGGCGTCGGCGACGCGAACGGCGCCACCAGATCTTCCTCGCTCTCGACGTAGACCACCTCGCCGTTCTCCATCACCTGACGGCCGAAGCGCGCGTGATCGTCGAGCACGATCGATTCCGCTTCCACGCCGAGGCTGTCCATCTCGACCGAGGTGACCGTCATTTCCTCGCCATCGACGTTGAGCACGGCCCCGATGTCGTCCGGGGTGAAGTCTGCGACCTGGATGGCACGACCGTTCGCCGGCGTGTTGGCGGACTCGAACGCATCCGCCTGACGCTCCGCCGTGGCATCGCCGAAACGGGAGGCTTCCGCCGCGGAAATCTCCGCATCCGTCCAGTCGCGGTTCGGATCAAGCCGGGCCGCTTCGTCCGCACGTTGGCCGGTGGCGATCGCGTTGAGCTCCTTGCCGACGGCCTGCCACAGATCGGAGGCGGTTTTCCCTTTACCTAGGCGCCCGGCCATCACGTTGGGCGCGACGCCTTCCCCTTGGCGGGCCATCAGCAGGCTCAGGATCTCGCGGGCGAGCCGGCCGTTGCCGGAAGCCTCGAACTGGTTCTGAAACGCAGCGTCGTCCCAGTCGGACAGATTCCGCAACGTCTCGATCTGCTTCGTCGTGAGGCGTTCGCCGGCCCGCTTCCGCCCGAGAACGAGCGAAATCAGGTTCGGGCGCGGCGCAATCTTGTCACCGGACAGGAACAGGGCGGAAAGCGCCTTGTATTCGCCACCGTTGAGGATCTCCCGGGCGCGGACCTTGGCCGATTTGTCGATCGTGCGCGGCTGCTTGGCCGGGAACTTCTCGTCGAGCCAGCCGCGGATGGCATCGTCCATTGTCGCCCGGCGCTGTTCGCCCGGCAGGGTGGCCAGCACGGCATCCAGATCTTCAATTGCGAATTCGAGCTCGCGCTTCAGCTTGGGGGTAAGGCGCGGATCGCTCGCGGCGGCAGCGTCGATCGCCTGACCGATCACCCGGAGCGGCGTGAACTCGTCCAGCACCTCGCTTTCTCCTGATTTGCTCCCAGTTTCCTCCAAATTAGGAGCAGCGGGCTGACTCTCAACTTGTAATGATTCCTTACCAGTTTCGCCGTTCGTAACCGTTTCGGCAGGTTCCGTAATCGTTTCTGCGGTGTCTGCGCCGTTTGTAACCGTTTCTACCGCATTTTCGCTAGAACCCTGCATTTCCCGATACAATTCCGTGATCTGATCCACGTGCTTGCGGACGCTCTCCGGCAGCGTCCCGGTGCGGATCATCTCGACCAGCATGTCCACCGCGGCGCGCAGCGTCTCGATCAGCGTTTTCGACTGGTCCTTGACCGCCCGGAACAGCTCGGAGAACCGGTCGGCCTTCTCCGGGTCCAGCTTGGCTTCCACCAGCATGCGGACGAACTCCGCCGCCTTGCCCGCCTCGCTCGGGATCGCGTCCCACGCCTGTTCTCCGTAGATGCGGCGCGCGACGTCGAACGCTTCGGCCGGCATCTCGCTGGCCATCCGATCATACCAACGACTCAGGAAGGTGCCGAACTCGCCGGAGAATCCTTGTTGCTCCCAGATCTGGCGAACCGCCTCAAACTGGACCAGGTGCACCGCCTCGTGGCGCACGATGAGAGCTTCGAGGATGTCGCCGTAGTCGGCTGCCGAGCGGCCTTCATGGGCCATCTCGCGCCGCACGTCGTCCATCACGATCTGGATGGTGCCGTCGCGGGGATCGGCCATCACGCCACCGGTGCGCATGCCACCATCGATCGAGTCGACAACCTTCAGCCGCCCGCGAAGCGCCGGCAGAGACGCTTCCACCTTCGATTTCACGCCCTCGACCAGCCCGCGCGCCGCATCGTCGCCAGCTTCCGCACTCGCCGCCGTCTGGTTGTCGGCTTCCCAGGTGGTGCCACGCCGGGTGTAACCGTCGGGGATTTCCACGCCGGCGGCCTTGGCCATCGACACGGATACCGGCCGGCGGGCGCTGAACGCCTGCGCGACCACGCCACGGATCTCAGGTGCGGAGGGATTCGCGGCGCGGAACGCCTCGTATTCCACCGCATCGAGGGCGGCCGGGTTCACCGCACCTTCGGCTTGCGCTTGGGAAGGTTGAGCAACTTCCGCGTTGCCGCCAGCATCGCCAGCAACTGCTTGCCGCGTCGCCCCAGTTGACACCGCGGGCACCGGCACCGGTGCTTGTGCGACTGCTTCACCTCCGGGCTGTCCTTGAACGTCCTGCTCATTGTTTTTTTGGGGTGAGAGTTGGGATTCAAAAAGCGCATCCGACTCGGTCGTGCGCACCAGTCTTCCGAGCGCCGGCATGTCGGAACGCAACTGCGCACGCGCCTCATCCGTCAGCACCGTGCGCGCAGAACCGTCGGCCTGCGGGACCTCCGCGAAGAAAGCCGCGCCTTCCTTCGTCTTCGCACCGGCGATCGCCTGGCGTTCGTTGGAGGTGAGCGCATCGATGTTCCCGGCCGCCACCTTGGCCACACCGCGGTAGAACGTCTGTTGCGCCTGGTCTCCCAGTTCGCCGATCTCGTTGACTGCGTCCACCGCCTGCACCGTCTGGGCGCTCGCCCGGCTGAACACATCATCGAGCTTCTGGCGCGCCTGCATCAGGCGGTCCAGCGATCCAGAATCTTCCGCCGACGACTGAGTCGGTCCAACCTGAGCAGCGGTATCCGCCTCGATCGCCGAAAGCTTCTTCTCTTGGTTGTCGAGCACGGCGAGCCGTTCCGGCGTCACGTCCGGCGCGCTCATCTCGTCGCGGATCTTCCCGAGCTGGCCGCGCACGTTCTCGAGCTTTTTCGCCAACTTCGGATCAGGAACCGACTGATTGCCGGCTTCGGCCAGAGCTGCGCCGTGGGACGCGTCGAACTCGGCCTTGGCCTGCTGGTAATCGCGGGAGATCGATTGAAACTCTTCGGAATTCACCAACGCACGCGCCGCGCCGGCGTCCTCACCGGTGATTTCCTTGAAACCGGGCGTGTCCGCCATCATCGCGTTGTATTGGCGGGCGAACTTCGCGTCTTCCGCCGCAACTTTGCCTCGATTCATTCGATCCGCCACCGAGCCCAACGCATGACCGGCCACGTGATGGCCTGGAGCCAGCATCAATCCGCCGCCAGCTCCACCGATGAATGCGTTCACGAAATCCGGAGAATCCGATCCAGGTTCGGTAATCACCTCTTCCAATCCTTCGCCGGCTCCAGCCGCCGCAGCCGTCTTCAGCCCGCCTACGACCGCGTTGCGGACGCGCTGCCCGCGGGCGAGCGGCTTCACGAGAGAATCTTCTAAGATCCCGAACTTCTCGACCGCATCGAATGCACGCTTGGTGGCGGTCGCCATGCGGGCGATGCGGGAAGCTGCGCCGGCTTTCCCAACGGCTTCCAATCCCACCTGAGCCAGCTTCGTGCCGCCGGCCGTCATCACGGCCAAAGTATCGCCGACCATTTCAGAACCGAGTTCCTGCCAGCCGGCATACATGCCGCCGGTGAACGCTTGGCCGAATTTACCCATCTTGCGGGTCTTTTGCTCCATCTCGGCCGAAAGCTGGCGGCGGCCGTTGTTCATGAGCAGGCGCTCTTTGTAGAGATCCATCTCGCGAGGATCAGCGGTCGAAATGTAACGGGCCAGAGCCCCGCCAAGAGCTCCGTCGTGGTTCGGATCGAGGCTTTCCTCCGTGACCGGCCACGATTCGTCCGGTGCCAGATTGTGCATGGCGAGAGCAGCCGCCGTCGCCTGTTTGACCGCGGCTTCCACCACCTGCTGATCCGGAACCGGCTTGTCGTATTCGGTGTCGATCGTCTGCTTCAGGTTGGACACCGCTTGCTCGAACTGCCGCGACGTCTTCTGACCTTCATCGGTTGTCCAGGCCTTGGCATTGCGTTTCGCCGCGTTCGTCCAGTTGGCCCAATCCCGGTTTCGAAGGCGGATCGAATCGCCCAACTCCTTGGCCGCCTCCTGATTTCCGAACAGCGCGACCTCGGCCGCGCCCAGGTCCTTGAACCCACCCGCGAACATGCCGGCCATCGAGCCGACCGTGTCGTCACGAAGAAACCGTCCGGCCCGGCGAGTAGCGCTGAGGACCTTCTCGCCCGTGGTGGCGTCGTCCGCCACATCGTAGCCCATCATCTGCTGGACCTTGGCGCGGGTAACTCCAGGCAATCCTCGGTTCGCCTGATACCAGTCCGCCAGATACTCGCGGCGCAGCTCGTTGCGCTGCTGAAGGTTCGTTTTGTCCGCCCACTTGGTGGCATTCGTCTCCGGTGACGGCTGGCCATAGTCCCTGAGATGCTGGGCATTCTGCTGCTTCGACGTCTCGTTCAGCCATCGCTGGAAGTCCGCCGGGTCGTTCGGGTCGGTCGCCTTCATCGACGCCTGCTTGCCGTAGATGCGCTGCACCATCGATTCTCCGACCTGCATCGGCAGATCGCCGTTCCGGGTCGCCCGAACGATCGACGGATAATCAGCGCCGAGCTTCGCGAGCTGCTGCTGTCGAGCGGCCGGCGTCTCGCCCGGTTGAAGGGGTGCATCAATCTCCTGGGAGACCTGTTTCACCCACTCGGCGGCCTGCGCTGGGTTCTTCCGTGCCTCGGTGCCGGGACCGAGATAGACAGGCACGCCTTTCTTGCTCCCGACGTTTGCCGCCTCCGCCACACTGGGCGTGTCTGCCATCGAGTTCAGCTCGATCCACGCGCCCGCATCGTCGTAGTTCACGAAGCCGAAGCTCTGTCCGTCCCGCATGATCTGGAAGGCATTGCCGATCTTGCGCACCGTCAGGTTCTCCGGGTTCTTCAACCCGTCAAGCGCGCCGCGGGCAAACTCCGCCGCCGCTTCAGGCGTGCGGGCCGGTGAGGTGGCCGCCGTCGATTCGAAAAGCGGGGCCGATCCATCCGACTTGCTCGCCTCGGCCGCGCCTTGCAGGACCGCGCGTTCAGGGTCCGCCGTCTTCTGCGGGGAAATGCCCGGATCGGCGTCGGCCGCGAGGTCACGCGGCGGACCGGCCTGCGCCGGCGGCTGGTCGAAGCGCGAACCGATGTCGGAAAGCGTCTCGTCGCCCGGCGAAAAACCGTAGGTGACAGCGAACCGCTCGCGGTCGTGGCGCAACCGATCTTGCGCGAGACGATCTTTCGCCTCGTTCCATTGGTCCCAGCCGGGCTGGACCTTGGACTTTTCGTTCATCGACCGCTGCAGGACGGCTTGGGCTTCCCCGCGCTCCTTCTGCCAATGAGCCAGAGCAATCGGGTTGGCCATTTCTGGCACGCCATCCGCGTTGAACTTCTTCCACTTGCCGTCCTCGCCGCGCTGGAATCCCTTGCGGTCGAGAGCTTCGAGCCTCTGGCGAGCTTCACGCTCAGCCTTGTCCGCCTCTTCGAATTTCGGGCGGATCTGATGGCCGGCGTATTCGAGATCCTGACCGCGCAGCGTCATCGCCGCCCGCTCTTCTTCCATCTGCGCCAGCCGCTTGGCCCGCTGGTCGATGCCGACCTGGTGCTCGACCTCCCGCCCCGTTCCGTCTGGCACCTTGACCGTCTGGATGCCGGTCTGCTTGTCCGTCTTCGCCTCCAGCTCCGCCGATCTGATGTTCCCGCGCGCGTCGCGGTAGTCCTGTCGGATGTTGGCCGGGTCCACCGGCTGATTCAGAGGGTTACCTGGGTCGAGCAACCCCGCCACGGCCGCATCCCCGACGCCTGGAACCGCTGCGATGGCCGGCACCGCGTAGGGCTCGCCAACCTTGCCGGTCTTGTAGCGGGGCGTGCCGTCTTCGTTCGCCGCCAACGTGCGCTTGCCGGTCTCGATGTCGGTTTCCGTCTCGATCCCTTTGGCTTCGCCCTGCCGCACCTGCCTCTGGCGTTCTTCTTCCGCCAGCTTTGCCTGCTCGCGGGCGGCGCGTTCGGCATCACGCTGCTGCTTGAGCGCCATTTGCCGTTGGTAACGCTCTTGATCGAGCGCCGCCGCGTTCTCCGCAGCATACTGCTGGTTCAGCGCCTGCTGAGCCGACGGATCGCCGGACCTGGCGGCGGACTGGGTTTTCTGCCAGCCACCAAGTGGCGCGGGCGGGGCGGGGCGGGGCGGACGAACGGAATTGAGAGTGTCCTGAACTTCGTCTTCTTCGGGCGAGCGATCGCGGTAAGAGGGCATGGTGGGAGCATGCCGGACCTACGCCGCCCGCGTAACGGGCGCAGGGTAGGGGCGTTACGCTCCGCGTTCGTCCAGATCTTCCTCGATCTGCTCGAACACCTCGTCCATGCGCTCGCGCATCCATTGGAGTTGCTCGCGGGTCTGCACAAAGCTCGACCACATGGCGGCCGGGTCTCCCGGGTAGCAGGCCAGCAAGATGTGCACCGCATCGCCGCGTTCGAGCGACTCGATGGCGTCTTGCACGAAGTCCATCGTCATCTCACCACCCCCGGCGCACGTTGTTGACCTGCCTCCAGCCGTTCGGGCCGCGGTCGCGCGGGTCGGCACGCTGGACGCGCTGTTCGCGGAACTCGGTCGCGCTCGGCATGCACTCCCAGGCCATGGCATCCGCCATCACGTCGTCATCGTGCGCGCCAGGGGCCGCCTCCGCTCGTCCGTTCGGTTTGACGACGAACAGCTTGTATTCGCCGAGCGAGTGCAGGCAGTGGACCTCGATCGCCCGCTCGCGGATGGCAGCAGCGAATCCCTCGATCACCGCATTGCGCTCCTGCTGGTCGTTGAGCTTGAACCCGTATTGTTCGACCACCTGGCCGGTGCGGTGGCTGATCGGCCGGCGCTTGTAGAGCGGCACGCCCGCCTCCTTGAGCAGGCGGAGGATGTCGAGCCCGCAGTTGACCTCTTGCACCGCGATGCAGTTGCCGAAATACCGCGACAACCGGACCGCGTGCCCCGCCACGATGTCGCCGTCGGCGTAGAGCGGGCCTTTCACCCGCGCCACCTTCTTCACCGGCCGCCACACGTCGGAATGCGCGTCGTGGTAGCCGGCTCGCCACACCGACACCGAATGCCGATCCGGATCCGCCCCGATGGTCTGGCTCTCGTCGGTCGCCGGGTCGATCGTCACGATGTAGCGGAGCCGGTCCTTGGGATGCTCCCACACAATGATCTCGCCCGAGCCGTCCCGCACGTGCTGGTAGATCACCTTGCCCGTGTCCTGCGTGACCAGGTAGCCGGTGTCCGGGATCACCCCGCGGGCGACCGTCTCCATGTCGTTGATGATGCCGACGTCGAACCGTGGGGAACCACCAGCCAGCCAGCAGGTCACCTCATCCTCGGGGTAGTAGAAGTCGAAGATCTTCGGGTCGCCGTTGCAGATCGACCGGATGGTGTCCCGGCGCCATGCGACCTGCTCCCATGTCCAGCCGTATTTCTCGATCCCGTTCCGCTCGCGGGCGTCCAGCGTCCTTTTCAGGTGGACGATCTCCGCTTCCGAGACCGGCTGTGAGCGCTGGTTGTCGTCGAACTCGAACCACGCCGCGAAGACCTTCACCCACTGATCCTCCGGGCAGATACCCGCCTCATGCATGGCGATGAAGTCTTCCAGCGTCACCGCGTCGCCCCAGGTGGTGTAGTGCCAGCCGGCCGCTCGCTCCGGGGTGGATTCCGCGATCCCCACCGTATCGGAGCCGGACAAGGACGGCAGCACGGCCGCCATGGTCGTCTTATCGTTCCGCTTGGCCGTCTGCGGCCACTTCGAGACCTCGGACCCGTGGAAGAGCTGGCGGGTGCCTCCTACGCCGGCATCCGGGTTCTCCGCCGAATCGATCGTCCACTTGGTGCCGTTCGTCCAGGCCAGCGAGTGTGTCGAGTCCCGGACGAGCGAATGCCCCCACGGAAAGGAGTCGCCCGAGTGGTGCTCCTTGATCTTGGCCATCAGCTCGGCCGAGTGCTCCTTGACGTCGGAGATCGTGATACCCTCGCAGGGCACCCGCTGGCCGTGGTGGTAGAGGATGTGGCTCCCGAAGGTCGAGCACCCGGCGCGCCGAGGTTTCACCACGATGATGCGGACCTTCACCCCCATCTCCCGCATCGTCTCGTAGGCCTCGCTCATGCGAAGCTGGAGGATGTTGGGCACCGGCTGGATCGGCCGGTTGTTCTTGTCCCGGATCGTGACGAAGCAGGCGAAGTGCACCGCCGGTGACTTGTAGGCAAGCGCAAGGATATCCTCTTCAGTCTTCCCGACGAGCGAATCGGCGAATCGCTTCACCAGATCGTCGGCGGGGCGGGTGGGGGCTGCGGCTGACACCCCATCATCGTGCCGCCGGGACGCCCGCGTCGAAACGGGCGCAAGAAACCCCACCAGGACGCACCTGGCGGGGTTGATCGAGCTCGGATCGGGACGGCTCCGGTCGGCCTACCGAATACCCGACGCGAGGTGTTGAGCTTCGGCCGAACAGAGCCGCGGGTTCTTCATGCCGCAACTTGCCGATTTGGTCAATTTGCCAAATCGCCTATTTCCCGCGCCGATTGAGCGCCGAGGCCACCAATGCGGCCCTGGCTTCGATGCTCGCCAGCGTGTTGGGGCCGGTCTCGACGACCACCTGTTCCGGCCCGAAATGATTGGCCAGCTTCGAGTGCAGTTCCATCGCTCGCATCTTGTCGATGGTCTTCACCTTGCGGCGGATCACGGTCTGTCCGGTCTTTTCATTCCCCTCCGGAGCATTACCCCGAAGCAGCTTCCCGCGGGTGCCGCCGGCGACCAACTCTTCCGTGTATTCCTGACAGAGCGGGGAATCGGGCCCGATTTCTTCCGGCACCGCCCGAATCACTTTCGCGAGGAATGCCAGCTTCTCTTCGACCGTCAGCACCGCTTCTTTGTCCTGCTTCTTGGACGCTTCGGCTCTAATCTCAGAGATTCGGGCCTTCACCCCAGCATTTTCCAGCAACCGAGGTCCATTTGTGCCCGCAGTGTTTTCGCTGACCTTATACCCCGCTTCGATGTATGCCCGTGTGGCGGATACCCCACTTGCGACCAGGACGGCGAAACGTTCCTGTCTTACGTTCAGAGGCTTGCACTGGTTTCCCATGGGCGTTTTGAGAGCGGTTGGCTATCCTCTCTGCCGAGATTCTACTAAAGGGTGTCGAGCCGAAAGTAAAGCGGGCAGAATTGGCTGCGCCCGTATTTGTTGGGAAATGAGGGGGTTATGGTGTGCGCATGGCTTTGCGAAAATACGGAGACTACCGGGAGCGTCCGCGGATTAACGCGGGTCCTCAGAACGGCACGGCTGCGCAAGAAGGGATGACCGGAATCCAGCGGGACGGGAATGGGAACGTCACGGGTGGGTTCGATCGCTACGGGCGTGGCTTCGGCACGAAGCGCGGAAACGAGGGCTTTTCGCCTCAAGCTGCTGCGGATCTGGAGGAATACTCCGGACGGGACGGGACGAGATCGCCGGCGGCCGGCGGCCAACGTGCTGCAGGATCGGTCACACCTCGCTTGGATGCTGGGCCGCGGACACCTGGTCTGGACGCTCGGGACGCGGGTTCTCCGGCGAAGCCTGTGGCGAGTCCGTATGCCGAGGGAGACGACACGGTGGCGGCACCGGCTGGCAGCAGCTTGCTGAAATCCCGGTTGGCGCTCTACCAGGAGATGCAGGGTGCAGGACGGAACGGTCTCACGCAGGAAATGCAGGACCGGGCGGCAGCGCTCGGGGTGAAGCCTGCTTCGTGGAAGCGCGTGGCGGCCGGATTGCCCGCCACGGGTGCCGCAACGGCTACCGCGCCTTCTCCCGCGCCTACCGGTTCGACCGGGCCGTTGCCTGCGATGCCGTCCGTTCATCCGGTCCAGCCGCCTGTGTCTGCGAAATCCCCGTTGGTCGCCCAAGCGGAAGCCGTGCGCGACGTGAGCCGGACGCTGGAGGCCGAGAAAGCCTCGCGCCCGCCGGAAACACGGTTGCCTCTTTCTGGAGTCGATCCTGTCGGCACCTCGGCACCGACCTCTATGATTCCAGTTGGTTCGGATACACGGCGCCCGACGCCACCCGCGATGGTGCCAAGGTCGGAAGATTCAGTCTCGACCTCGCCTTCGGAGCCGTCGAAAACGCCGCTGCGGATGTCTCCCACTTTGCAGAAGGTGGCGAACAGCTACCCCTCATCGTCTTTCCCTCAAGGAATGGTGAAGCCTCAGAGTGCGAAACCCTCATGGCAGCCGGAGAGTCCGCCTCAAGCTTCTGTCGCAGGTCCGCCAGCCCCTGCTGCGCAAGAGCCGGCAAAGTCGTCCGGTTTGATTCGAGATTCGAATCCGGTCACCTTCCGTCCGACTGCAAAAGCCGCCTACGACTCCAGAGAAAAGCAGGTGGCGGATCAAAACTCCGCGGCGAAGCGGGAATACCTGCGGCAATGGAACCAGGCTCCGAACCTGATCGACAGCCTCGGGGACGATTCGGGCCTGAACAAAGCTTACAAGTCGATCCGCACGTTCGCCCGCGGATACTCCTATTGAACCGGCCATTTCCCTTCAGCCTCGCGTCTGTTCGGCGCGGGGCTTTTTTGTGCCCCTGCTTGATCTCCAGAGCTTTGCGCCCGTTACACGTGGCCTGCTGTTCGGGGTATGGACTCACTCGCAATCGTCTCCACCTACCACCATGAAATTCAATCCCACCACCGCTCGTGATTTCCTGAGGAAATTGGGCGTCCGCAAGCAGCCGCTGGATGCGGAGCGTCGCGGCTTCCTCGTCAGTCCGTCGAACACTGCCGCGAAAGCGGGCGAGATCGGCGAAATCAAAGAATCGAAGGTCGCTGTCGGCAGCGCGGTCGCTCTGACCACCGCCACCGCCAAGACGGTGACAAGCGTTACCCTCACGCCCGGCTCGTGGCTCGTGCACGGCCACGTGAACCATACAGCCTCGGGAGCGACCCGGACCGTGGCGGCTGGCGCCGTGCACACGACCACAGACGCCTTGCCGACCGACGGGACCGAATGCGCGTTCGGAACCCCGACCACCACGGCGACCTTCCTCGACGGCACGACCACGGTTCCGAAGGAAGTCCTCGTGGCCGCCGGCTCGACCACCACGGTGTATCTCACAACCTCCGCCACGTTCTCGGCTGGCACGATCGGGGCTTACGGCTCGATCGTCGCGGTGCGCAACCGCTGAGAAACCCTAGGCCTCACAGCCCTCGCGCCGTTCAGGCGCGGGGGCTTTTTGTTGGATTGGTTGGCCAGTGTATGGATTGTACGCCCATTCTCGAGCCGCGGTTTCTATCGTTCTGATTATGGCCGGATGCCGACCGCTTTCGCGAAGCTCTCGTTTGATCTGCATGAATCGCTTTTTGAACGTCTCCACGCAGTCCGTTTTGTCGTCGTGATTTACCAGTCCGATGGCGTCCAACTTCTCAATAATCTTCCCGCCGAATCCGCGGTATTTGGACCATGCTTTCGCGGTCAGCTCCAGGTTATCGATCTTTCCCGGATGTTGGGCTTCTATGCTCGCAATAATGTCGAGCTGCTTGGGACCGCAAATTTTCACTAAGCCGTCCCACGTTCTGTCGCTCATGCTTTGGGGTTTATGCATGGCCGTTCTCTACACGCTCGATGGCTGAAGCTCCAGCCACCGCTTGGCGGCGGTGGCCATTTTACGGATGAACGGCCCTTTGCGCTCGGCGCGCAGCTTGCAGGCCGCTCGGATTTCCGTCTGGTGCGCGCTGCTGATTGCCAGGCCGAGGATTTCGGCGATCACGCGGAACTCGGTGCCCTGTTGGCGCAGGATCCACGCGACGGCGGATCGGGCGTCGACGTCCGGAGGTCGCAAGCTGCGTCCGCGGATGTTCTCCGGGGTGGTTTCGAACACCTCTGCGGCGATGGTGAGAATCGGGAGATGGCTCATGATTGGGAGGATCGCTGGTGCTTCGTGGCGCGGGGTTGGCCATGGCGGCGCTCCCACTCTTCGCGCCCGATCTCGTTGCGGTAGTCGTTGAGACGCACGAGGTGGACTCGGTCGGTGATAGGTCGACCTCGATTCGTGCGACACGGCTGCCCGGCCGCGGCACCGCAGGTCGGGCACGACATGGCGGAAGCTGCCGCTTGGTAGGTGGTCATGATGGTTCCTTTCCATCGAGGATCACGATCTTACACCGTGCACAGGTGACGAGCTTTGGATCGCTGGTTGTAGATTCCGTCCAATGCGCGTTGGTCCCGCAGGCGACATACATGTGGCGCACAGCGCGCGGGTTTCGATCGATGACCCGAAGGTGGATTTTGCGGCTCTTGTTGCTCATCCCTCCTCCTTTCCGGCGAGGGCTTGGCGGGCTGCGATTTCACCGGAATTCGCAACCTCTCCGACCAGCTCGATGCAGTATTCCAAATCGTTAGCGGCTCGTTCCAGCGCCTCGCGAAACTTGGCGTTCTCGGCGGACAAATCGAACGTTACCGTTTCCAACTCTTTGATCCTCTCGTTGGATGTTTTCAGCGCAACCTGTAACGACACCACTTGTTCGTCCATAACAGACGCACGGTGATTCGCGTTAAAAATCATTCGCTCCGTTTTCTTTATCTCTTCGGCGCGGGCGTCGGACTCGCGTTCGAGTTCTTCCAGCTTCTCGAACGCTTCGGACTCGAACGTGCAGGGCCAGTTGTGACGTTTGGAGTCGGGCCAATCTTGCTTAAACCGATCCGTCCTCGGCGTCGGTCGTGTTTGTTCGCTCATGATGTTATTGGGGGTTGCTCCCGATCCCGGCTTTGAACCGGGCGAGCATGGGGATGGTGACGTATTGGTGGTGGTGGGCTAAAGCGGCGGCGATGTGCTTGCATTCGGAGACCCCTTGGCGTTTCGGGGCGTAGGGGATGTAGCGGCCGTGCCGGCGGAAGTTCGGGTTGGCGATGGTCTGGAAGAACAGGCAGCCGCACATGCCGTGGCCGCCTCGTTCGGTCAGGTCGACCAGGTGGTTTTTCGTCGGCTCGGAGACGGAGGAAACCCAGTAGCGGAAAGGCTCTCCGGGTATTTCTTCCACCCACGGGCATTCCCACTCGGTCCATTGGTCGTTGGCTTTGGTGCGTCTCATCGCTTCCTCCCGGCCAGATACCCGCGCAGGTGATCCATCACCCACGTCCAGCCATGGGATGAGGTGCGCCGACCGTCGGGCGACTCGATCACCACCTGGTCAACCCGATCCCCAATTCGGACGATCCAGCGCCTGACCATCCCGGTGCGGAAGTCTGTCCACTGGAGACACCCGAGCACGTCGCCTTTCCGGCGGGGAAGGTTCTGGATTTCGATCTCGGCGAGCTCGCGGAGCCGGCCGGGCATCTCGGCCTCCCGGCGCTCGCGCTCACGTTCCCAGCGGACGTTGGCGCGCGCCCGCATCCGCTCGCTCAATGCCTTGGCTTTGCTTCGGCTATAGCTGTTCTGCATGCGGTCGATCCGTGGCAAGGGTTGGATAATTACTTGTTCAGCGGAGGAAGGAGCCGCCGCGCTTGGGGTCATAGTCGCCTTGTCCTGCCGTGCGTCCGCACCCATCACACGGATGCGACACGTGATTCAGGCACCCGCGATGATTACACGCCTCGCCGCTTTTCACGGGATGCGGGCAGCGTTCCACCGCGGGGCGGATTTTGCCTTCACGTTCAAATACCAGTTGGGCGTCCTTGAGTTGCTCGCGCAGCTTCGGGCCGATTGGTTCGTGATCCTCATCGAACTGGGCGAGGGTTGGAGATCCGCCAGTGTTACGGATGTAGTCGAGTGCTTTTTGGAGTTGTGGATTCATGGTTTCAGTTGATTTATGACGGTTTCCAAGACGCTGAACAAGGCGGCGATGGCGACGGCTATAACGTCTCCAGTTGATCCGGGCCACAGCGAGCCGCCGCCATGCCTTGGACGTTCTGCCGAGAGTAATGCTTCACCGCACCAGTTCGGATCGCAGCCTCTAGGATGCAGATCGGCACTCGCGTCGGCCACAGTTCGGAGTTCGGAATCTCCCCCACTGGTTCCATCTGGATGATGCTTTCTTGCCCGTTCCCGCCATAAGCGATTTCGGTGATTTCCCAGAAGCGGTTGTATCCCTGGCTGTTGGTATTTCGGATCAGATCGTTTGTGTTCATTGGTTTTTCGTAGTTCGGAAGAGGCAGAACCAGAGGCGGCTCCCGACCAGAGGGAGCGCTTCAGTCCCGTGGGAAGTCAGCCGCCGTCCGCTCCCTCAGTCGGGAGCGCACCGGCGTTCTGCTCCCACGCGACGGGCTGGAAGAAAGTCTCCACGCGCACCTTTTCCTTTACGAAGACGGAAACGCCTTTCCCCAAGCACCCCAAAAGTCCGTAGGCCTTCCAGTCGCAGACTTTATCGCTGTTCTTCCGGAACGCGCCGGAGTCGCATTCGTAAGGCGAGCGGGAGACTTGATTGCACGCCGGGCACCGAAACCCGCGATCTCCGGTTGAAGCGTGCAGATCATCCGACGTTTCGAATACGCGGACATTCTCGCCCTTGATTTCAGGCATATTCGCCTCCTGATAGTAGTTCACATGCCAGTAGGTGCGGCGATCTTCCCATGCGTCTAAGACTGCTTCGGCGGTTAGCCCCGTCTTTTCCGCGTAGTGCTTGGCGCGGGCCACCGCCCATTCCATGGCTTTTCGAGGGCGGTCGTCTTTCCACTTCGTCTCCTGCTCCTCCGTTTGGGCCAGCAATTTTCGGTATCCATTGCAGTCCAGCGCAGAACCAGCCATGGGAGCCAACGCTGGCGCGTTGGCCTGAGATTGTTGGGGATTGGCGTCCATGTCAGTGATCGTTGGGCGTGGCTCCATTGCGGGCGTTCGAGGGACTCAGGATCGGATTCCGCAGGCACTCGCGAACCTTGTCCCAGTTGAAGAGCCACTTCGGCATGAACTTGCCGTCATTCGCTTCGAGACTGAGCATTCGCCCCGGCGTTTGCCCTTTCACTTCGAGGTTCCGACCATCCTTGTTGGTGATCCAGTCGCCTTGTTTCACCGGAGTTCCTTCGCGGTCTCTCCAGTCCAGCCATTCCATTGTTGTTTCGCTCATTTTGGTGTCTTTCAGTTAGCCGCGCCGCCCTCGAACAAGTCGCGGGAAGCAACGGCGGTTAAGGTTTCTCGGAAGGCGACGCGTCATTGCGCCGTGCTTCCGCTAGGTCGTTCGACGGAAGCGTTGACGGCGACACCTCGCAGGCTTCCACGAAGTCCTCCCGGAGTCGCACCAACGCCACATTGCGGACATCCAAGGTCATCCGTGACGTGCCGTGCTTTCTGCGAAGGTTCACGGCGATGAACGGCGGATTGACGCTTACCACGTGCATCACGTCGCCCACCCACGAGAAGTCCACGAATGGCTTCCAGCGGAGGATTGAGACGTGCATGCCGGGCTGCACTTCGTTAGGATCGAGTTCCACCTTGCCCTCGTCGAACAAGTCGTGGGAGCCGCAACCGCCTTGGCGGCTTTCTTTCGTAGCGTTCATGGTAGTTTGTTTGGGTTGTGGTTCGTCGGAGCGCCGCTCCCCGGCGGTTGCTCCACTGGATCGTTCTCTTCATTGAATGCAGCCCATGGCGCGGGCGTGATCGCCAGATTCGCGCCAGCGTTCCACTCGTAGCGTTTCCGGCTGGGCGAGTAGGTGAGCGCGGTCGGGTTTTTCGCGAGATAGGCTTGCAGGTCGCTGCTGGCCTGCGCTTGCGAGATTCCGAACGTCGCCATGAGGTCACCACGCCCGACATGCCCGGCCGCCTTAGCGCGCCGTTCTAACCATGCCATTCGGCTGCGCGGGAACCATGATTTTTGATTGGTCGAGTTCATCTCTTCTTTGCAGGTTTCGCAGATGCATCCGCTGTAGTGACTCGCGAGAATCACTTCGCACTCGCAGCATCGATGTCGGTCGCGGACGCTCATAATGATTGAGGGAATGCGCACTTGGGGCACGGATCGAGTTCGAGTGTCTTGGGATCGCGGACGTATTCGGTTCCGCCGCATCGATCACACACCGAGGCTTTTTGCGGCGTGGTGACCACTGGAGAGGATTCGATCCACAGCACTCGACCGTCTTCCAGGTCGATCCGTCCTCGTTGCTGGCCATGTCCGCAGCACGAAGCGACCGTCTCGATCCCGCCAGCGTTGAGAGCCGCGACGAGGTGATGAATGCACCAGTCGATGCATTGGACTCTCCCGTTGATCGGGAGGCAGGCTTGATTCGCGAAAGTGACAGCCCCACCGGGACCATCGCAACGAGAACAAGGCATCGCAGGGGATGAGCCCCCGCCGAAAGTTGTAGATGAATCGGGCATAAATTCTCGGGCTCTCACCCCTGGATTTGATCGTTCGCTTCACACATGAACCGCATTCTTTTTGGAGTGGATGCGGCAGATTGAGACGGCTCGCTCAATGGTCGGAGAGGTATTGGTCCATCCGATTTGAAGCCACACCGGGAACCAAATGCGCCAGCATTGTGCTTCATATCCGGCGTATCCATCTTCGATTACTCGATAGCGTTTCCACCAAGTGGAAAGCGAACCAGTCGGTGGTGCCGACGGGCTGGACAGTATGGTTTGTTTATCCATGGTCGATTCGGGGTTGGTTATTGTTCGCCGCGGCACACCTCGGCGTTCTGGCTATTACGTCTGGCCTCGATCCACTCGTGGATGGTCTGGCCGAAGTGTTGCTCGGCGCAGCGGCCGCAAAACCACTGGCCGCAGTATAGGCACCGGAAGGCGAGCGGGAGCGCACGCTGGAGCCCGCAGGTGCAGTGGACGCTACCGCGCTCGGTGGCTTCGGACCACTGATCGCGGAGCACTTTCCGCTTATCTTCGTTGTCGGCGAGGAACACATAGTCCTCCAGCGAAAGCATGCCATAACAAGGCCGCTGCTCCCGACGGGGCTGAGCTGAGGCGTTCATGATTGATGCATCGGTCGCCCGCAGTGCGGGCAGGGTTGGGGTTCTTTCTGGCTGTCCAGGTGTTCCTTCAGTTCCAAGCTGATGCTCGCGACCTTTTCGATGGCTCGCTCGGGATGGCCCGCCTGCGGTTGCTTCTTCTCCTTGGCCGCCTCGATCTCGGCGGGCGTCACCCAGACCGGGGCTCCGTAGGGATGCCGCGCGTCCACCTTCACGCACCCGGTGTGGCTTTCGCGTTCGAGCACGGTGCCGTGGGCGCGGCGCTTTCTCCCCGGCCGGAGAAACCAGACATCTTGTGGAGTGGAGGCAGGCATGCGGGTGGATTTTCGGGGTGGATCGGTTTGAAGGTGGTGAAGCAGCACCGGTAGGCGGGGCACTCGTAGGCGTGGAATCCGTCGAACGTGCCGGCGTATTGTTGGTCGAGATTGTGGATCGGGCAGGGTGGGACGGAGGGTGGCAATAGTTCGGACATCTGTGGGAGAATCGTGGAAAATCCGGTTGCCCGCGGCGGGCGGAACACGCCCGGTTTAGAAGAGTGGCCCGGTCCGCCGCGGGGTGTTTTCCGGGTGTCCCGTCACTCGACGGGTGGAATCTCTGCGGCCGGCGAATTGAGCGTGCACTCGCCCGCCAGCGCGAAATAGGCGGCCCCGTCCACGTAATCGTCGCGCTTTCGCCCGACGGTGGATCGGCTCATTTTCAGCAGCACCATGAACTGCCATCCCTGCTCTTCGGTCAGGGCCGTGCCGAACATCGCGTTGAAGGCAGCGACGCACTTTGCCATGGATCGCTCGGACTCGACATCGCGTTCGGACGCTCTGGCGCCGATGGTGGTGGAAGCTTCCGTGAGCAAGCCGATTGCGGAGTTGCCGCGAACTTCGTCTACGTTCTTGATCCGGAATTGTTCGAGGTTCTCCCGATCGTCCTGAATTTCGCTGCTGCCGGGTGAAATCCGGCCGGAAATCTCATCGCGGACAGCCTCGATCACGAAAACGTTGTCCTTCGGGTGGCAGACGTGATCGTTCCAGACCTTCCAACGAGGGTAGGACCTTGCAATCGTGGCGAAAATCGTGCGGCCTTTTGACTCCCAGCCGAAGCCGCGGACCTCCCAAATCAGTCCGTCCGGAGGCTCTGGAAGGGCCACGTCTCGAATCCATGTAGGGATGTTCGGATGGCTGAGGTAACTATGGCCGATGGGTTTAGGTGATGAAGTCTCGTTCATGGTGGTGGGGAAAAGTTCGGTGTTACCAGCGCGTCGCGGTCTTCGGTTCCGGGCGCGGTTCGTCCGCAGGATTGCCGCTTTCAAAGCGCATCTGCTCGGCGATGAAGGTCAGCGGGATGTCGCCGGTGGCGCCGTTGCGGTTCTTGGCGAGGATCAGCCTGGCGCGGCCTTCCGCCGCTTGCCGCTCCTCATCGTCTTCGGCGAAATACCCCTCGCGATGCAGCAGGCCGATGTAGTCGCCGTCCTGCTCGATCGAGCCGGATTCGCGCAGGTCGCTCATGCGCGGCACGCCGCGGCTCTTGCCCGCCCGGCTTTCGGACGCGCGGTTGAGCTGCGCCAGTAGGATGATCGGAAGGCCGAGTTCCTTCGCCAGGCTTTTGACCCCGGCCGAGATTTCGGAGATTTCCCGCTCGCGCGAGTTCTGCGCCTGCTTCGAAGTCGAGCGCAGCAGCTGGAGGTAATCGATCCCGATCAGCTTGATCCCGCGCTCGCGCTTCATCCGGCGCGCTTTCGCCCGCAGCTCGTTGATCGTGATGCCGGGCGTGTCGTCGATGTGCAGCGCCGAGTTGGCGACCTCCATCGAGACGTCCCGGATGCGCTGGAGCGCGCCCCTGTCAGGCCGCTCGCCCGGCTGCGGCCAGGCCGTGCGCGAGCGGGAGAAGATCAACCGCTGGATGAGCTGTTGCCGACTCATTTCGCAGGAGAAGACGAGGGACGGGTGAAAGTGGTCCAGGCACACTGTTTCGACGATGTTCATCATGATGGCCGTCTTCCCCATGCTCGGTCGGGCGCCAACGATGAAGACCTCGCCCGGTTTCAGGCCGCGGCTCATCCGGTCGAATTGCTCGAAACCGGTGGAGAGTCCGTAGCTCGCCTGCTTGCCTTCCACCACGCGCTCGAATTCATCGAGCACCGACACCACCGCCTGCTTCGTGTCCATCTGCTGCACGGTGTCCAGTCCGTCGCGGATCGCGGAGAGCCGGCTTTCCGCATGGTCGAGCAGTTCTTTCGCGTCGCCCGGCTCGTCGTAGGCTTGGGCGATCGCCTCGGTCGAGGCGGAGATGAGCGCGCGCAGCAGGTGCTTGTCCTGCACCATCTTCAGGTGGTGGCGGAAATGCCCGGCCGTCGGCGCGTAGGTATACAGCCCGGTCACCTCCGCGGCACCGCCCACGCTGTCGAGCATGCCGTCGTCCAGCAATCGCTGGACCAGCGACACGAGCTCGACCTCCAGCCCGGCGGAGAACAGCTCCACCAGCTTGCCGAACAGCTTCGAGTGCGCCGGCATGTAGAACGTCTCCGGCGTCACCCCGGCTTCGATCGCCTCGCCGATGTATTTCTGCGGATCCTGCAGCATCGAGCTGAGGATGCTTTTTTCCGGCCCGAGCGCGTGCGGCATCGCGCGGGTCACATCTTCGGTCGGCAGTGGATTCGGTCCTTGCAGGTTCATCGTGAAATCCTTTCCACCGCATCGATGCGTTCGCCGATCCATCGCATGACCGGAACGGCCATCGAGTTGCCGAGCGCCTTGTAGCGCGGGCCGTCCGCATCCTTGGCGCGCCACTTGCCGGTTTTCTTGTTCTGGCGGACTTCGATTCCTCGCTCGGCGAGTTCGTTCGGATCTTCGTCCTCGCCGAGTGCGCGCCACCCGTTCCAATTCGGGATGCGCGTGTGATCGTCGGGGAAGCCCTGGAGGCGCTCACATTCGCGGGGAGTGAGTCGGCGGACTGCCGTCGTGGCGACGTAGCTGCGGGACGATCCGCTAGATGCTGCTCGCTGGCTGGCCAGACCATCGAGATCGACTTCCGGCATTGCGCCGCCTTCACGGCCTCGCAGATTGAACGTGATGGCCGGGGGATGCGCGCCGCTCGCCAGCGGGTGGCATGGATCGCCAGGCTTGGGATTGCTGAAGTTCGCCGGGCTGGTTAACTGGGTGGTGTCAAAGCAAACGGCCACTTGCCCGCCGGCGTTCTGATGGCTTTCCTTGTGCCCCATACTGCGGAGCGTTGGAGAGATTTCTCCGACCCCGAAACCGTTTTGGCCTGATGCCTTGCAGTCGAAAGCCACCGGCACCAAGGGTGTGCCGCGCCCGGTGCCATCTTCGGATGCATCAAAGCCTTCCCCGCGGAGCGAATGCGCGATAAGGTTCTGACACTCGTCGCCGCTAGGCCCGCCGCTAGGCCCGCCGCTGCCCTTCGCCCACTTCGACGTGACGGCGGGAGAGATGATCTTCCCACATTCGGCGTCTTGGCCGGTCGCGGAGCCTGCCGCCTTTCCGTTCGAGCACAGGGCCCCGACCGTCTCGGGCAAATAAGGGGCGGGCCCTGTTTCGCGGATCAATCCTCCGTCGAGGTCGAAATCGGCGCCGAGTCCGCCACCGCCCTTAGCGCGAGCGCTAAGGGTCGGGGCAATTCCTTCCCTCGCGTCGCGGCTCGGCGGAGAATCCCCGCGCAGGCTTTCGGGCTCAAAAAGAACCGCCGCGGCACGTCGCCAGTCTCCAAGATATCCGACAACGAAGACGCGACGCCTCCGCTGGGGAACTCCGAAGTGCTGAGCGTCAAGAACGCGGTAGGCGAACCCATACCCGAGTTCCCCCAACCCTCCGAGGAAGGCACCAAAAGCCCCTGTTCGATCCGACAGGACGCCGGGCACGTTCTCCCAGACCACCCAGCGGGGGCGGAAGCGCTCAAGAAGACCAAGGAAGACGAGTGTGAGGTTTCCGCGAGGATCTTCCAAACCTTTACGGAGGCCGGCGACGCTGAAGGCTTGGCAGGGGGTGCCGCCGACAATGAGGTCAGGTCGAAGAGTGTCTGGCCATCCATGGTATTGGGTCATGTCGCCCAGGTTGGGAACGTCCGGCCAGTGATGGGCGAGCACGGCGGATGGGAAGGGTTCGATTTCCGAGAACGCGCAGGCTTTCCAGCCGAGCGGTTCCCACGCGACGGATGCGGCTTCGATGCCGGAGCAGACGGATAGGAATTTCACGCCCTCGCCCTCCGGTGGTTGCGGTTCCACTCCATCGCATGCGCCACGACGTCGGCCGGGGATTGCAGGAACTTCGAGCGAGTCTTCGGCTGCCACAGACCGCAGCCTTGCGGCAGCACCGCGGCCATGAATGCGGTGAGGATCGTCCACGTCTCGTCGTCCAGGCTCTCCAGCGAGCCGGCGGAGCCGATCAGCGTGCGCCGCTCTTCGTAGGACGGGTGCACCTTCGCCCAGTCGGGCGACAGGCTGTTGACCCGCTTGAGCAGGCTTTCCAGGTGCGCCGCGGTCGCCGGCGGATGGTAGTCGGAGAATTCGTCGCGGACCACCGGCAGCGGGCGCGGGGCGGGGGGCTCGACCTCATCTTCCGTGGACGCTTGCGGCGGCGGGGCCGCTTTAGGCACCGCGATTTTCGGTGCGCGCTTCTTTCCGGCGCGATAGGCATCATTCCGCCGGTTCGCCATCGCCCTCGCCTTGGCGGTGGTGCCGTTGTGGCGGTCGAAGTTGGGAAAGACCAGCGCGCCGTCCTGCCCCTTCAGCCAGCCGGCGGCCCGCATCGCCTTGGCGAATCCGGGTTGGTAGGTGAGCCGGTCGAGGAACATCTCGGTCACGTTCATGCACGCCCCGTCGATGCTGTTGGTGTCGGCCCACGCCCAGATCCTCAGCATCTTACCGACCACCGCATCCTGGTCGATGCCGAGCGTGCCGGCGATCGAGACGATCTCGGGCTTGTCCGGAGTCGCGAACTCGAACTTCATCCAGTCTCCAGCCATCGCTTACGCCCCCTCCTTCCGGTTGAGCATGCGTTGCAGGCGCACGATCTCGTCGAGCGCCTTGGTGAGCTGGCGCTTCATCTCGTCGTGCCGGTCGCGCAGGCGCTGGTTCTCGTCGACCAGCGCCGCCCGGCTTGGAAGTCCGTGAGTTTTCATTGGGATCAAAAGGGGGAGAGAAAGGAGAAAAGGTCCGGCAGCGCCTTGCGGCAGCGGTCCGGCGTCCGCCATGGCACCAGCACGCCCAGGTCCTGGGCGGCGTCGCGGCTCAGCGAGCGGGCGGTGCCTTCTTCGTAGGCGCGCCAGAAGGCGAGCCCGGGATTTACCGGCACCGCCACCGTCATGCCGGCGTCGATCCGGGTGGTGAGCCGGCGTTCGGCGAAGTGGATCAGCAGCCAGCTGCGGACGCCGAACCTCGCCCGCAGCGCCATGTGCTTGTATTGCCGGCCCTTGAATTTGTCGTCGCGAAGCTCGAACGAAGCGCCGTTGCAGCACTTGGCCTCGAGGATGAATTGACGGCCGTCGGCCAGCACGCCCTCGAAGTCGGGAAGCGACGGGATCAGCGAGGTCTTCCCGCCGAAGATCACGCCATGGACGCCGTAGCGGCCCATGGTGAGACGTCCGGCTTTCTCCTCCCGCTCGGCCGCTTCCATGAGCAGCGCTTCGAGTTCCTTTCCTTTGAGGGCGGCTGGCGTCATGGCGGTCAGTCGTTCAGGCCGAGTTCGCCGTCTTCTTCATCGCGGCCCTTGTCGGCCAGCGCGTTGAGACCCTCTTTCGCCTTGGCGTCTTCCAGGCTGAGGATCGCCTGCGAGCGGTCGCCTTCCGCGTAGCGCATGGCTTCGGCCATCGCTTCGTAGATCAGATCTTGCTCGTCCGGCGTCACTTCCATCCGGCCGCTTTCGCCGTCGGCCGGCTTCTCGATCCGGATGAATGGGGTTTCGAGCGTGTGCATCTCGCCGCCGATCGCGTCGAGCGCCTTCTTGAACTTGAAGGCGACCGAGCGGGTGCCCTGCTTCGTCCGGCTGATCGCCATCTTGAAGACGCTCATGCCGGTGGCGTATTCCTTCGGGAATTCCATGATCCGGCAGATCACCGGCGAAAGCGCGGCAAAGTCGGTGTTGAGTTCGGGCAGCGGCGCTTCCGGAGCCACGACCTTGCGCTCTTCCGTCGCATTGTGAGGGTCTTCGCTCTCGCGGTTGTAGAGCGCCACGAACGTGATGGCCTTGCGGCCGAGGATGATGCTGTTCAGTTGCATGTTGGTTTGGGGTAGGGAGAAGGGTTATTCGGCCTTTTCGCCGGTCTTCAGGCGGATATTCCAGTAGCGGTAGTAGAAGACGCCGCGGGCGTTCTGAATGATCTCCGGGTCGGCCTTCTGCTTGTGCAGACGTGGCGCCGGTTTGCGGATGTCGCCGCGACCGTTCTTGCGGCGGAAGACGATCAGCCCGGCCCACTGAGGGACCTCCACCTTGGCGGCGAGTTCTTCTGGGAGAGCGAACCAGAAACGGGACGGTGCGTGCTGGTCACCTTGCTCCAGCCGCTCGTGCTTGGTGCGCGGGTCGATGCCGACGGTTCTCAGGTATCCGGGACTAAGCTCTTCGATCTTCCGCTGGTGATCGGTCGGGCCTTTGAGCGCATCGGCTCGGAAGTCGGCCGCGCTGATCTTCACCTCGAACTCTTCCGCGTAGCCGGATTTGGTGATCCGATAGAGGTCGCACTCGAACCAGTGAGCTGGCGTGTAGTTCGGAATCATCAGATCGGATGACCCGCCGAGGTGGTTGAACAAAGCGTGTTGGATATCGCGGGCGTTCATGCTGTTGCGCCCTCCTGTGCGTGTGGGAGGAATTCGGCTTCGGCGTAGTTCGCGGCTCGTCCGCTTTCCGGAAAATCGCGCACCATGCGGCCCAGCCACAGCAGGCGGAAGACGTTCGGCATGATGCGGTAGATCACCGCGTCGCCGCATTGCCAGACGAGCTCCGGTTTCATGCCGCGGTCTCCTTTCCGACGCCGGCCAGATCGAACAAGGTCGGCACGTCGACCTGAGCTTCGGCCGCTTCGCAGTAGCCGGCCGCGCAGCGCCAGTATTCCTCGTTGAGCTCGATGCCCCAGCCGATGCGGCCAATCTTGATCGCCTGGAATGCGGTCGAGCCGATGCCGAGGAACGGATCGAGCACGATCTCGCCCGGGTTGCTGTAGCGCGTGACCAGCCGCTTGATGATGTCGAGTTGGAGCGGGCAGACGTGAGCCTCTTGCTGCTTCCGGCTCTGCTCGCTGTTGAGCGTCCGCATACGGGCGATGTCGTCCCAGATGTCGGCATGCCGCGAAATCGGCGGGAAGAGCATGAACGAGCTCGGCAGTTTGCCCATGCTCTCCAGCGCCCGCGCCACCTCGACATGCTCGTCGTGCGAGTATCCGCCCGCCCGGCTGTGTTCGATCCAGAGCCGCTTGATGTCCTCGTGGCTCATGTGCTTGAGGATTTCCGGATCCGGCAGGCGGTTGCCGTTCGACCTCCAGAGCCCGGCGGCGTCGAGCTGCCAGTCGGCGCGCGTGTAATCCTCTTTCGATTTCACCACCGGCACGTCGGCGTAGCCGTTGCTCTGGTCGCTCGGCAGCTTGCGGAAGACGAGGACGTATTCCGGCATACCGGCCCCCATCTTCGAGCTGTCCTTGGCGTTCTCGCTCCAGCCGAGGCGATACGTCTGGTTGTTCTCGCGGACGACATCGGTGTCGATCGTGATCCGCGCCATGAAGCGGAAGCCGGCCGCTTCGAACGCGTCGCAGGTCCGGTCGCTGAAACGGTCCACCGTCGGGAAGCCGTCGCCGGTCACGTTGCCGAAGCGGATGCGGTCCTTGACGTGGATCGCCGCGACTCGCCCGGGACGCAGCACGCGCAGCAACTGCGGGCACAGGTGCCGCATCTGCTCGAAGAACGCGACGTTGTCCGGATTGTGCCCGAAGTCGTTGAAGCTGGGCGAGTATTCGTATTGGTTCCCGAATGGGATGGACGTGCAGATCATGTCCACGCAGTCGGGCTCCCAATCCATCAGATCGAGGGTGCAGTCGTTGCGGATCGCGCGGAACAGCTTGCCGCGCGCTTCGGCGCGCTCGTCGCCTTCGGTCAAGGTTCGGATCAGTTCCATGGTGTTGAGGTTCGTCAGCTTGTGCTTGCGCATGATCTCGGCCATGCGGTTCTGGAGTTGTTCGTGGCGCCGCCACTTCGCCTTCAGCTCTTCCACGATGGCGTCCTCGCTATCCATGTGGACGATGTGGATGTTGACCTGCCGGCTTTGCTGGAAGCGGTGGATGCGGTGGACCGCTTGGATCAGGTCGTTGAACTTGTAGCCGACCCCGAGGAAGACGGCGTCCGCGCAGTGCCGCTGGAAGTTGCAGCCGCTGCCGGCGATGATCGGCTTGGTCGCGAGGATCCGGTATTCCCCGCGTGTGAAGCCCATGATGAGGTCTTCCCGTGCGTCCAGATCTTGCGAGCCGTAGACGGTGCGCGCGTCCGGGAAGGCTTTTTCGACGGCGTGGCGCTCGGCTTCCAGGTCGTGCCAGATCAGCCAGTGCTTGGCGGGATCTTCGCCGTCGATGATGTCCCTGGCCCGTTCGATCCGAGCCTGGATGCTGTCTCGCTTGGTCTCCGCCGATTCCCTCAGGCCGACCGATTGATCGAGAAAGAGCTGCTTCTGGCCCCAGCCGTCCACCATCTCCCACGCCTTCGAGTGGTCGACGTTCAGGCGGTGCCAGTGCACGCGGATTTCCGGCAGATCGTAGCCGTCGTCATCGTGTCCGAGGTCGGACGGACGGTTGATGAACGCGCCCCAGCTCGCCAGCCAGAGCCAGAACTGGCCCTCCATGTGCGGGTAGAGCGTGAGGTTGCCGGCCTGCGAACTGTCGCGCTGGAAGAACCGCGTGAGCGCCTCGCCGGTGTCCATCACGCCGAGGAATCCGCCGTAGTGGATCAGTTCCTTGTAGCGGTTCGGCGATGGTGTCGCGGTGAAGACGAAGCGATACGGCACGCGTTTGAATTTCGGCAGGAACGTCTGGTAGGTCTTGCTGCCGAAGCTGCGGAGGATCGATGCCTCGTCGAGCCCGACGCCGGCGAACAAATCAACGTCGATCTTTCCGTCGCGCACGCTCTCGTAGTTCGTCAGGAAAATCCGCTGGTCCGGGTTCGCCAGCACCTGCTCGGTGGTCCGCACGAACACGACCTCGATATCCATCGCCGGCCCGTCGGATTGGGTGAACTCCTGCCGCACGCCGAGCGGACAGATGATGAGGAATGGCTTTCCCGTCAGCTCGGTAACCCACTGCGCGAGCTGGAGGTGGATGCGGGTCTTGCCCAGACCGAAGCTGGCGAAGATCGCCCGCCGTCCGCCGCGGATCGCCCAGCGGCAGAGGTCCACCTGGTGCGGCTTCAGCGAGGCGTGGGGTTCGCTCGGCGGCTCGAAGCCAGCTTGCTCGGCTTGCGGGATTTTCCGGCGGAGGAATTCGAGATAGGCGGCTTTCTCGGCGATCACGCTGCCTCCTTTCCGTTTTGCGTGTCGGCCGGAGGATTGAAGTTCGCCCAGTGGGTCACACCTTCGAGGATCTCGTCTTCCAGATCGCGCCAGTCGCCATCGTCATCGAGCGCTCCACGGACGATCTCGTCGTCGTCCAGCAAGAGTAGGCAGTCACGGCGATGGCGTGGTTTCGAGGTAGCGGCATCATTCCAGCTCAGGCCTGCGCGGTTCGCTTCCGATCCGCTCAGGAACTTCACGCGCTCTGCCACCACCGCGACTTCCTTGAACTCGCCGAGCGCTCCATCCCAAGTATTGACGGTCAGCCGTCCTTCCACGTGGATGCCGCGTCCGACCTGCATGCGGTCGCAGATCAATTCAGCGCAGGCCCCGAACGCCTTGACGTCGATGAAGACCTCTTCCGATTGTTCCTCGCCGGACGGGCCTCGCCACGTGCGGATGGATTTCAGCCGCAGGTTGGTGACGGGTCGGCCTTGCCGGGTGTGGCGCAGCTCGCACGGCGACACGAGTTTCCCGCTCAGTGAGATGTGGTTGATATCGAACTCGCTCATTTCCGTTTGAGGGTGGGTTTGGGTTCGGTGATCGCGATGTGCTGGCCGCCGATCTCGGCCAGCCGGTTCTTCAGCGGTTTCCCTTTCAACTTCGTCGCCGCTCCGAGCAGCGATTCGGCTTTGCCGACGGGTAGACTCATTGCGCCCAGCACGTCGCCGAGCGGCGCGCCTTCCGCGATGATGGCGTTGGCCAGCGCCGCCGCGTTGGTGACCTGGCGCTTGCCGGCCGATGCTTCGAGGTGCCAGTTGGCGGCGGTTTCGCCGTTGCGGAGGCGCGCTTCCATTTCGGCGCGCGCCGCCTTGGCGATCACGTCCACGCTTTCCAGCTTCACCAGGAACTCGTCGAGCCGCGGGGTAGGGGTGGAGGCGAGGATGGCGAGCGGCGAGGCCTGGACCTGCGCCAGCGCGTAGTGGTGCGCCGGGCAGGCGAGACGGGCGGGGCAGTAGGTGCAGCGGTGGCCCTTGCGGAAACCCAGTTCGAACGGGTCGGCGTCCTTGCGGGACAGCGCCATGTCGATCTCGTAGAGAAACAGGCCGATTTCCTTTTCGGTGAACACCGCGGTGTCCGGCGCGGAGCCGGTCTGGTTGATGCAGGCGGTCACCCGCTCGACTCCGTAGGCTTCGTGCAGCACCGCCGCGGCAAAGCCGAGTTGGTAGTTGTGCTCCGCCGGCGCGACCTCGCCCCAGCCGGATTTGTAGTCGATCACCAGCGCTTCCTTGCGGGCTTCGGAGACGCCGATCAGGTCGTAGCGGCCGGACGCGGATTTCTCGCCGTTCTCGTCCATCAGCCAGAACCGCTTTTCGACGAGGAGCTCCACACCGGATAGGTCCTCGCCGAAGGTGCGGGTGAGGATCGTCTGCGAGCGTTCCCACAGCGCTTCCGCTTCGCGGAACTCCTCCGGGTCGACGTCGGCCGGCAGCTCGGCGCCGGTGGCGAAGGCTTCCAGCACCTCGTGAATCCGCGTGCCGCGATCCGCATCCTCGCTGCCGCGGTCCGGCGGGAGTTCCCCGCGGTCGCGCAGCTGGACCGTAAGCGGCAGGCTGGCCGGGCACTCGACGATACGCTGAAGGCCGGAGGCTGACGGCAGGCCGAGTCGTTCGTCGTCAGCCACGGATTTCCTCCTTTCCAAGCGCGCGCAGGCGCTCACGGATTCCGGCGTCTTCCACATCCAGCTTGGCGAGTGCTTGTCGGCACCACTTCGTTTTCGCGTGGAGCTTCGCGCGGCGCAGCATGATCGGCGCTTCGTTGCCGGAGAGGTGTTCAAGCTCGACCTCGATGCGGGCCATGTCGTCGAGAACCGCAACCCTTGAAGCCTCGATTTTTTCGAGCATAACCTTGCATCGCGTAACCGTCTGTTCCCGGGTCGATCGCTCGGTCACTTGTGCTGCAAGGCGCGCCTTCATCGCGTCTTGGATGGAAAATCCTTCAGCCGGCCGCCGTTTTTTGAAGAACCGGAACATCAGGCGTTGCCCTCCGGTTCGGTGTTCGGCATCAGCACTTGTTCCGCGGCTTGGTAGATGCGGAAGAGTTCGGCATCCGTGGTGCGGCTGAGCGTCTTCTCGTCCAACAACCCGGCCTGCCTGAACTTCGCCTCGGCTTGGCCGATCGAAAGTTCCGCGCGCTGCATCACCGCCTTGACGCCGTCGACCATTTCGATGCGCGGCGGAAGCACTTCGGTTTCCGCAGCTTCGGCGTGAGGATCTTCGGCCGGTGGCATTTCGGCCGCCTGGGGTTCCTTCGTCGGCTCGGCTCCAGCCGCCGGCTTCGTCGCGCGAGAGCGGCGCGGCGTAGAAGTCGGATCAGGGACAAGTGCCTGCTCAAGAGCTGGGGGCGGATCTTCAACCACCCGACCAGACGCGTCACGCATGCCGCCGTTCCGAGCGATATCGGACGCCTCATCCTCGTCATAGACGCCTGAAAATCCGAATGCATATCGCGCGCATTGCATCAATGCCTTATGGCGAAGCATACGATGCTCCATCCGCCACGGATCAGTATTACGTCGGCATTCGTTAAGATACTCGGTGACGACAATAGGACGGCTACGGTCCTTCCGGTAGATCCGGCACGTCATTGAAACAAGATTTCCCTTGTCGTCGTGATGGTCCTCAAACTCCATCCCGTCCATTTGGGCCTGACGGTTGACCATCTTAACCCATCCATCGATTGGGATCATCGGAACGATTCCGCCGCCTTTGGCGGGAAAGGCCTGTATCTCTTTCAGGAGTGGATTGAGATTGTATTCGTTGGCGACGACAACGAGAGCGGCGAGCTCTTCATCGTTTCGGCAGTCCTTGAAGACGGTCGCTTTCAGCGTCGCCTTCATGCGCTCGGGCTCGAGATTGAGACGGGCGGCCATAGCCGCGAGCGCGGACGGTCGCTCCATTGAAGCGCGCGGAGTAGTGGTAGCGGGGATGGTAGACGTGCTCATGTTTGTGGGGATGCGAGTTTGAAATTTCAGCCCGGCCGGGCCGCTGCATGCGGCTCAACCAACCGCCGGCCGGGCGTCAGTGGGGAAATCGGGTTACAGCGCGCCTTCGGAATCAGGGCGAGGATGGTCGGACGCGTTGGTGTCGTATTTGCCGCCTTCCAGCAGTGGCGCGCTGAACGTCGCGTTCTCGCTCACGTCGACGGAGCCGGACTTGGTCAGTGCTGGAGCCGTGAACGTCGCGTTCGGCCTCACGTCGACGGAGCCGGACACCTCGGTCAGTGCTGGAGCCGTGAACGTCGCGTTCTCGCTCACGTAGACGGAGCCGGACACCTCGGTCAGTGCTGGAGCCGTGAACGTCACGTTCTCGCTCACGTAGACGGAGCCGGACTTGGT